GGAGCTAAGTCCACTGCCTTTCCTTCTAAATGTTTTGAGTATTTCGTTTTAGATTTTCCTTGCGCCAACAGTTCATTTTGTCTAGCCTCTGTCCTCAAGCCCTCGATAATAGTAACATCCATTATCTTTATCAGCTCATTTAGAACATTTACGAGTTTTGGATTAACTCCCTTTAATCTTTCTTTTGACCTTTTACCAAACTTAAACATCTCTCTTCCTTTGTCTTTGTGAATATAAATTACTCATTTTTCTTTTTGCATGAAATTTATTATGAGGAATAAAACTTTGCCAATATGATTTAGCTCCTCCATCATCAAAACCTTGTACACCTAATTCACCTTTTGTCTTCATAGAAGACTTACTAGTGCTTTTAGGTAAACCAATATCGTGTGTAGTTTTTGTTGCCATTACGCAGTTATCCAGTTTTTTGCTTTTCTTATTGTTTTAACCCAATTATTCCTTTTTCCTTTTTTCATATTAGGAGGAAAAGAGTGTTTACAAGCATAATAAAGACTTTCTATTGTGTCATCGTGTGACATTTTAGGCCCAAAAGTAATGATTTCATGCGATAAATCAAAGTGAGAATCTCTAATATGTATCAAACCCATCGAAAATCTGCTCGAAAGTCCACTATAGATGCGATTAAGTTTGTTTGAGCCGCCTGGTTTTTCAGGTATAACGGATATATCAAACTTATTTAATCTTCTTCTTTCATCATTCATTGCTTGAAATATACTACGATTCATAGCTACATCTTCAACTGTAGCAGATGTACAATGATATTTTTCGTGTAATTCAATTATCATATCAACAACGCCTTTTTTACCAAGAATGTTTCCTTCAAAATCTTTACTTCCTATTGTTGGAATAGAACGATGTCTTTCATAATGTATTACATATACGTTAGAATCAGGGTCTATTGCAATAACCATTATTACAGAAAAGTCAGATGTTTTAGTATCTATGTCTGTAGCAGGGTCACATCCAATAAATGTATTAACTGGAATTTCATATCCATCTTTTATGATATAATTAGAACCATCAATATATGCATAGTCACCATTCCAATATTTTATATTTTTTCTATTCCATACAGAATCATCTTCTGATTGTACCTCCATCATATACTCTTGATAAAATTTTGTACTTTGTCCAGAGTCAATATAAAACTTCTTTTTTTCTTCTAGTTTCTTTTTACCAAAAAATGATGCCCACAAAGGTTCTCCACTAGGTAGTATTGCTTTATATGTAATTAACTTCCAAGCAAATTCTTGCTCATCTTTTTTAGCTTTTGCATAGTTGTTAAGCAAGTTGTTAATAAAAGAATCATAATGTACAGGAGTACCATTAATCCTAAGGCGACCAGTATGAGGCTCAATAGCAGGATAAACAACAGCGGTAACAAGATTTGCATTTTTATCTCTTGACTCTTGAGTAAGTGTATTTGCTTCGTGTTCAAAGTCATCGAGGATAATAAGGTCATATCTTTTGTGNAACTTTGAGCCACCTCGTATTCCAGAGACATTACTCTTGGAAATGAGTTTACACCCATTGGTCAACTCTATATCTTCTTCTGTCCATTTTTTTCCTTTCAAACTTCCAAAATAATATTTAATTCTATCATTAAATTCTAAGTGGTGTTTTATNTAATCCATATTACCTACACTTAATTTTTGTGTAGCTGATACCCATGCATAAAATAAAAAGTTATCATCNTCAACACTAAAAACAAAATCTTTTAATATAGATGCTTTTGTTAAAACTGTTTTACCATGNCCTCTAGGAATAATAACTGCTAATTGTTTACAATCTTTATCATCAATTGAATCAGCCATTTCATAATGAAAGAACGGAGTTTCACTTCGTAAGAAATCGTCTGGTAAAAATAATTTACCAAATGCTATTAAGTCTTTATTCGCTAATTGTAGTGCTTCTTCAGCTTGGCTTACATTCTGTGTATTTATATTTGCCATCTATAATAAACTTCCATTGTTTGTAACTTTGAGACTTACGACCTTCTTGATGATGTGAATGTTGATTAGGCCCTTTATTTGCTAATCCCCAATATGCAAGAAATGGTATAAGTATTATTTCTGTTTCGACTTTTTCCATTGTTCTCTTTTGTATTCTAAAAACTTAGCACCTTCGTATGGATTAAATATAGTAGTAATTAATCTATTATCATCATCTTCATAGTAGGGGTCAATAATTGTAACTGGTGCATTAAAAATATTCTTATCATCTAATCCAAGTTTATCTGCATAACTATCCATTATTTTAAATGATGCTACTTGTATTGCATGACTTATAAGTCCACTAGCTGCATCTTTTAATACTTGATAACCTGACACATGAGTATGTCCACAAGTAAGTATATGGTCTTTCCAACCCATCTGAGCAGCTTTAGCTACACCATGAGCAGTATTCCACATACTATTGCCCTTAAACATATGACGAGCATTAATACGAATTTCTTTACCATTAGGAAATATAAGATTAAGTCTTGCTCCCCATTGTTCATAGACACCACTGTGTTCTCTCATAATAAATTCTAGTGGGTCACCATCACCACTCCATACATCATGATTACCTGCTACTAAGTACAACCATTCTACTTGATTAACAAAATGTTCTGTAAGTCTCCATGATTCTTTTGCGGATGTAGATTGTTGTCCATACAATGCTTGAAGTCTACCTATCCAATTGTTTTGTATATCTCCTAAGTTACCTCCAAATAATCCATCTGTTTTATTTATTAGATTACATAGTGAATATATTTCTGCTAAGTCTGTACCATCATCATCTACATGAGGGTCACCAAAATGTAGTATACCTATAGGCCCCATTTGATTAATTTTAATATTTATTAATCCTCTAGACTTTTTAGCTTTTAATTTTTGTTTAAATTGTTTCTTACGATGTTTTATTATATCGTCTATTGGTATGAAATCAACATCTAAATCTTGTGCTTCAAATGGAGACTTTTCAATAATTTTAGGATTAAGCATTTTTTTACCACATGCTTTACATTGCCATCGTTGTCTTTTTTTACCTGCTTTCCAATATTGCCATCCGTCTTTTTTAATACTTCTTGAACCGCATTTATCACAACCAACGATGTTCCCAGCATCATCTTTCATTAACATATTATACCTCTTTTTGTTTGTTATCTTCTACTAATTCTTTTCTTTCTACTGATTCTAATTCTTTTGGACTAAATCCTTGAAACATTCCAACTACACCTATTTCTTTTTGTTTTGTAGTTTGTCCTAATGTCCCTAATGCTTTACCTAACTCTTTTGTAGATTGCAATATAATACCATCATCATCACTATAGTCTGCTAAATCTTTTAATTTTTGCAAAATATATTTATGGTCAATACCTAATTCTTTAGCAACCTCTAATGCAGTTTTATCAATTTCCATTCTAATCCTTTCTTGTTTTAATAATATAGCAGCTTTCTTTTTTGCATTATCTTGATTTTCTTCATTGAACGCTGTCATATAAGCCTTTACAGCTCCCATACCAACTACAACATTTGTTGCAAACTCTTTTTCTTTATTGGTAGGCTTAGTACGTTTCCGTACTCTTGATGCTGGGTTCTTGATTGTTTTAGAAAAAGTGTATCTATTAGCATGAGAGCTGAAGTCTGTATCCATAAATGTGTTTTCACGATTAAGGAATGTACCTACTATTGTTCTTACCCAACCTTTTGCAAATTTATAATTTTTTCTATCTCCATGATGTTTAACACTATGAGATACTTTTAATAATTGTACAATTCTTTTATCGTCACTATATACCCATTCATCTTGTTTTCCCTCTCTCCAATCTTTTATTATATGTGGAGGTTGTTTTTGTTGTGACTCAAAGTATTCTGTAAATTCTTTTATATCATCAAAGACATAATGATTAATGCCTTTAATTGTCCCCTTCTCCAATATGTTTCTCTCTTTCTATTCTTAAACTAGTAACTTCTAAAAATAAATCATCTATTAAATTGTTTACCTCTCTTGGAATCATAAAAACTTTACCATCTACTTGTATAGGGTCATAACTACTTTGTAGTCCTTCAAGTATAGATTCTTGTTCTTCTAATTTAAGCAAACCCAGTTCTTTTAAAGCTATAGCCATAGTATTCCTTAGCCCCGCTACATATATTGTTTTATAACAACCATTAAAACCTTTTCCCTTACCCCCCTACAATCCCCCCAATTTAATACAAGTGTCAAGTAGTTGTCAAGTTATGCCCAAGTTATTTTCCAAAAAAATTGTAGGATTTTGTTATGCGGCCTAACTCAACTAGTATACCCTTAAATCGGATTATGGTTTTTCGATTTTTAGTTAAAAACATAACAGAAAGGTAAACATAATGGAAGAATTATGGTTGTTAATTGAAGATACTTACATACCAGTAAGTTTAATGATTAGTCAAGAGACTGTAGAGATTGATGGGAAGCAATTCCACACCATCGAGTTCAGCTCAGGATTCAGAAAGTTGGTAACCGCTGAGGGGGTAACCAAGATGAGAAGGGCATCAGAGCAGGTAGACGCAGCACTGGGAGAGTAATCAATGGGGGGGATTCCCCCCTTTCTTCCCCCCATACATGGGCAAACATACGCAACCTGCGTACATATATATAGTGGTGAACGTACATTATAATATCTACTACTTCGCTTAACGTCATCGTACAAGTAGCCACTATCTATCTATTTATATATATAAGATTTAATAACACTTGGGCATAAACTATAATAAACTATAACAAGGAGAACTGCACTATGGATATTGTTAAAATGATACTTAAAATGGCAAAGGAAGAAGAAAAGAAAATTGATGCTATGTGTGATGAAATACAAATTGGTAAACCCACAACAGACCAATTAATGAAACTAAATTTTAAAACTGGTAAAGCGAGAGCGTTTAATCAAATACTTAAAGCAATAGCAGAAAATCAATAAGGAGATAAATAATGTTAGATGTATTAATGGCAATAATGAGTTTTGTAGCAGTAGTATCAATATTCTTTCTATGTTGGTTAGGATGGACATTAACTGAACAATTAAAAAATAATGATGAAGTAATAGCTAGACTTGATAATGAAATATCTGTACTTCGTGCTTCAAAGCAAGATATGTACACAAACCATATGAAACAAATAGATGCATTAAAGACATCACATAAGGCAGCTGCTAAGATGAGAGATAAATATGCAGACGACATAGTAATTCAAGAAGAAATAATAAGAAAGAAATCAAGAACTATAACACAATTAAGATTTGAATTATTACCTTTTAGACAGCAAATAGAAGAAAGAAAAGAAGCTATATCTAAAATGAAAAAAGGAATGAACGAAAATTAATTAATCAATAAACCACATAACAGAGGAGGTCAGAAATGACATTAATACTAATACATGAAAATGAATGGTCTTTTAGATATTATGGTAGAGTAGTAACAGTTACAGCACCATCATATAGTAAAGCAGTAATAGCAATAACAAAAGAATTAAAGAGGAATAATTAATGAATATATTAAATACAGATGAAAGACCTATATTTTGCTCAGAAATGCCATCATTTATGGGGGGAGCATTTAATGATGAAGAGACTAATAAAAAAGTAAAGTCTCAAGCTGCTAGACTTAGCAAAGAAATAAATGGTAATCCTAAAATATTAGAAAAAAACTTTGTAAGTTGCTATTTACATGATGGAATAGAATATCTATGCGGATATGATATACCAAACTTAATAGATGGTACAATCCCACAAGTACAATATGGAGATATTATTGATTGTTTAGTATATGATTGTGATGATATAGTTCATGAGTGCTTTATGGTAATTGGTAAAAGATTG